ATTGCAAGAAATTGAAGCTATCTTAGAATACTTGAACATTGAATTACGCCGTTTAAAAAGCAGTCATTTTAGAAAATATCTTGAAAACTATCAACGAGCTTTGTCTTCTAGGGACTGTGAAAGGTTCGTAGAAGGCGAAGCTGACGTTGTAGACTTTGAGAAAATTATAAACGAATTTGCGCTGTTACGCAATAAATGGTTGGGCATTACTAAGGGTCTTGATCAGAAACAATGGCAAATTACCAACATTGTAAAATTACGTATAGCAGGTATGGAAGATGCAAGTCTTTAATTAATTCCACCAAAAGGTGACCAATAGGCCTTAAATAATATTGAGGCCTATTTTTTTTGTCTATTTTCTTTGACAAACAACAAAAGTGTGTTATAATAATTCATATGATAACTATAGACGAAATACTATTAAACATTGTAAATCAAACTAATCCCACAATAGAAGATTTGATGCCGGCCAGAGATAGCCGAGTGTTACGTAGTCTTGCAACGTCAGTTAATTCACATTATTTCATAACTGAAAATCAATCCAACTTGATTTTAAAACTGTTCAAAGAACATAAAAATTCTTTAGTAAAAGTAGTTGATAACATATCCGAACTAATTGTAGACCCAATTTGGTCAAAATCTTTCAGACAGATTGAAGAGTATAAAAAATTACAGTTGTCTAAAAACGAAGACAGCGAACCAATTTTAAGTATCTATTTTTCATATTCTTCTAACATACGAAAAATATTACAGACTAATTCAAATAAGATAGAAGGACTTGTACAAACACATCCTGCTAAGGGATACACTGCAACCTTGACTGAACACAACATTGTATTTCTAGTAGAGTTACTGACACCTTTGCAATTTGAAATAGATGAAGATATTATTAATCATTTTACAGTAATTAAAAGTTGGAACAAAAAAGAAATTGAAGATAGATTTTTAATTACAAATATTGAAAATCAAAATTTTCATAAAAGTATCACTAGTGACCTTGGAGTTGAAACAACTTTAAATAATATTATTATCAAAGATAGAAGTTTTAGATATCAATACACCTTTAACGATACAGAAAAACAACCAGTTTCACTAGCTGGTGATATTGCATACAGAGAAACATCTAGAATATGGGTTGACAGTGCAGTTTACAGTTTAAAACAACTGATAGCTTCGTTAGTTGAATTACAACGTACTCCTGTGCTAATGGTGTTTCCAAACTGGGATTCTGATACTGTGTATAAAAATATGGTAATACTAGATTCTGCACTAAAGGAAAACAATGTCAACTCAAACGTTGGTATGTATTTTAGAATGGATAATCAAGGACTGGGCAAGGATTTTAATCAGCTCATAGCCACTAACAAATACAATGCTCAATTAAACAATGACACAACCATTGTGGGTATTCAAGCTGGAAAAATTCCTAAATTTCTTTTAAAAAGTAAATGGACTCCAATGAGTGTAATTGTGTTAGACACCATACGAAATAACAAATCTATGGTGTATGCCAACTGTTGCGACTTAGTTATATCATATTCCAATACAAAACCAGTGTTGGATTTAAAGGCAAACTATGTCAATTAAATTAATAATCAAAGACGAAGTTAATATTAAATTAGAAGGCTTGCCCCTCGATGCTCGTAAGAAACTGGCCAACTCTTTTAAATATGAAATTCCATACGCACGATACCATCCAGCATTTAAGTTGGGCAGATGGGACGGCATGGTCAGTTTGTTTGGTCTTGGCGGCAACGGCTACCTCAGTCAATTAGAAGCAATATTTGGAATTTTAAACAAGCTAGGCATAAGCGTAGATGATGTGGAAGATTTGCGCACAACAAGTACAATCTCATTTGAACCAGTAACAGAAACATACTGGGCAGACCAAGGCAAAGTATGGCCCAAGGGTCATCAACAAGCTGGACAGCCTATCATGTTGCGTGATTACCAAGTTGATGCTGTCAATACATTTTTGACCAATACACAATCACTGCAAGAGATTGCCACAGGCGCAGGCAAAACTATTACCACTGCAACACTGAGTCAATTGGCAGAAAAATACGGCCGTACAATTACTATTGTTCCTAACAAAAGTCTAGTGGAACAAACTGAAGAAGACTTTGTTGCAGTTGGTTTAGATGTTGGTGTTTATTACGGTGACCGTAAAGATCTTAACAAGACCCACACTATATGCACTTGGCAAAGTCTTAATATACTAGATAAGAAAAGCAAAAATCATGAACATGAAATTGTAACACTTGCAGAATTTCTCGACGGTGTTAGGACTGTGATTGTTGATGAAGTACACATGGCCAAGGCCGAAGTATTAAAGAATTTACTCACACAAAACTTATGTAATGCACCCATACGCTGGGGACTAACCGGAACAGTCCCAAAAGAAAAGTTTGAATATGAACAAATTTTTGCCAGTCTTGGCCCGGTGGTTGGCGGAATTAAAGCTCACGAACTTCAAGATATTGGTGTACTAAGTACATGTCACGTAAACATAGTACAGCTAATTGACTTACCTGAATTCAAAGCATACAGCGATGAATTAAAATATCTTGTTACCGACGATGACAGGATGATTTATGTCAGCAAACTAATTAAAAAAATATCACAATCAGGCAACACACTAGTTCTAGTTAATAGAATCGACTCAGGCAAATTTATTATTAATGAAATTGAAGACGCAGTTTTTGTCTCAGGCGAGGTAAAAACCAAAGATAGAAAAGAAGAATATGACGAAATTAAAACATCTACTAATAAGATTATTGTGGCGACTTACGGTGTGGCCGCTGTGGGTATTAATATTCCTAGGATATTTAATTTGGTTCTTCTGGAGTCCGGAAAGAGCTTTACACGGGTTATACAATCAATTGGGCGAGGCATTAGAAAAGCCGAAGACAAGGACTTTGTACAAATCTGGGACGTCACTTCCACTTGCAAATATGCCAAGAGACATCTTACAGAAAGAAAGAAATTTTACAAGGATGCCAAGTATCCGTTCACTATTGAAAAGATAGATTGGCAAAAATAAGGAATTATGCAAATATTAACATTAGAAAATAAAACATTTTCACTAAACAACTTACCAGATGAAGTGGATGAAAACACAAGATTTGCTGTGTTAGATAACAGCGATCCAAAAGAACCTGATTTCTTTTTTATGCCATTAATTTTCCTCGAGTCATTCAATGCCCCAGCAATGGTTTTACGAATTGGTGAAGATGAAATAGCAATGCCACTAGATTGGAGCATAGCAGTGGGCGACAGCAGTGCCGCAACTGATATTGAAATTTTACCGTTAACCAGTTTAAACGACAGAGGGTTTGAAGCATTAATTTTCAATCCACTTAGTAGTTTCAGAGTTGAGTTTAAGAAAATTGAAATTGTAAATTTTTACAATGATGTAAAATGGTACTTTCCAAAGATGAAAAACGGACAACTATTAGCAACACCAACTTGTTTTGGAGACAAACCAGATTGTGCGTATTTTGTTAAAGAAATTTCAAGACAAAGTGAAATTATTCAATTGGATAAAATTTTATGACACTAAAAATAGCATACTTTGCACCAACGGTTGTGGTAGCAGGCCCAGTAAGTCCTGTGGAATTTAGTAAGATTTTTAATCTTGCTGAATTGCTACATTCACACCCTGAACTGAATGATGCCAATAATGTTGGATTAAGTATCAGAGGCGGCCAACAAATACAAGTATATCCCAACAGTTTAAATATTGATGTGCAATGGTTGGTTAATTGGCTTGAAGAAGCGTGTCAAGGTTACATGGATCTAATTACAACACAATCTGGAGTTGACGATTTAAAATATTGCCAACCTAAAATTACCAGTATATGGACCATTAGACAAACAGCTGGAGACTATCAAGAAATGCACACACATCCTGCTGGAAATCTAAGTGGTAATATATACATCAGTGCTCCAGATTATAACGAGAATAGACGGCCAAGCGACGGCCAAATTTTATTTAGACTTCCTGTAAACAAGGACTTGACTAAATTTATAATGAATGACACTTGGAAATATGCTCCAGAGCCTGGCACATTTATATTGTTTCCCAGCTATCTTCCGCATACGGTGTACCCGTGGACTGGCGAAGGACATAGAACAGTGATGGCATTTGATTCAGTATTGGTGCCTCGAGAGGATATGCCAGATGGGCAGTCTTAAGCCGGGAGTAACTTACGTGTACGAAAGAGATAAAGGCACTGTATATGCTAGAGAATTTGGTGCTGACCCTAGTACAAGAAAAGAAATTGGGTGGGATTATGATCCACGAACAGATGACGGCAGACCACTGCACGACCACATAATGGACAGCAAGATGTGGGGCGAAATTCGGCAAGAAGCAAAGACCAATATCACTTTACAAAAGGCATTGGATCGTGTTATAATGATATACAAACTCAGTAAAGATAAAGTATGAGCGAAAAGATCGAACTTAAAGAAAAACTTGCGGCAGTTGATATGAACTTTCGTACCTTGTGGGACGAAATGGATGCTGAGCAACAAAAGGCGTTAAAGGGCGAATACTTCATACTCAATCGATATATCAGCAATGTGCAAAGTTCTAAAAGAGAAGTTCAAGAACATTTTGTGCTAACTGTTAACGAATACTTTAATAAGAATTGGAACATACTACAAAAACATCCTAAATTGTTATGGCTGTTGCTGTGTATGTGTAGCTATGATAAAAGTACAGTGTTCTTTCATCAATGGCTTGGGAATAAAAAGAAAGAAGGCAGTAATAAAAAGTCTAGATTTTTAGAAGAACTTTATCCTAATAAAAAATTAGATGAGATTGAATTAATTGCAAAATTATCTACTGATAAAGATCTAAAAGAATTAGCAAGACGCCATGGATACGACGAAGCAACTATTGCTAAAAAAATTAAATGATGGTTGATGCCGAAATTAAATCATATATTTGCCAATTCTGTAAGTCAGGATTTACAAAAGAAAAAACGTTGGCTGTACACTTGTGTGAGCAGAAGCGTAGGTCCATTGCTAAAACAGAAAAACATGTGATACTAGGTTATGACACATACAACAGATTTTACAGAAAAACGCAAAATAGTCGGCAAGATAAAACTTATGAGGATTTTGCTAGGAGTCCTTATTACAATGCTTTTGTCAAGTTTGGCAGTTTTGTCAGTAATGTTAATCCTTTGTACCCGGACCGATTTATTGACTACGTGGTTACCAGCGGAGTTAAGCTCGACCATTGGTGTAGGGACGAATTGTACGATAAGTATGTTATCAATTTGGTCAGGACAGAAACCGTAGAAACTGCACTACAACGCACAATTAATCACATGATGTCATGGGCCGATGATAATAATGCACAATGGAATCATTATTTTCTTTATGTTAGTTTAAGCCGTGCTACATATGACATTAAGGATGGCAAAGTAAGTCCGTGGTTAATTTTGAACAGTGCAAGTGGTAAAGCCATGATAAAGAAATTTACAGACGATCAGTTAAGTGCGATAACTGCAATCATGGATATTCCATTCTGGTTAAACAAGTTTAAAAAACTGCCAGCAGATACTGAACTGGTTCGACAAGTGGTTAAGGAATCAAATATATAATGCCAGATATTGATATCGACTTTGCAGATAGAACAAAAGCCCTAGAGTTATTTGATCATGTTGTTGCGGCCATTGATGATAATGGTACTTATAAAAAGCACAACACTGGCGTGTATTGTACATCTATTCCGTATAATCCGATAACTGGGCTAAGTACAATAGACTACAAGCAAGCAGAAGACAGAGGTTATTTTAAAATAGATTTCTTAAATGTAGGAGTCTACGAAGGTGTTAAAAACAAAGAGCACTTGAAAAAATTACTGGAGACAGAACCATTATGGGATCTACTACTGGCAGACGAGTTTACCCAGAACCTATTCCATGTGAATGGGCATGGGTCTATTCTGAGACAAAGCAAGCCAAAATCTATAGAAGAGTTAGCGGCAGTATTAGCAATGATTCGACCAGCCAAACGCTATCTGATTGGGAAAGAATGGAGTACGGTGATGACGGAGATTTGGAAGAAACCCGAGAATGACGAGTACTACTTTAAGAAAGCTCATGCTGTGGCATATGCGGCGGCCATTGTGATACAGATGAATTTAATCTGTGAAAATTTAACGAACCTTCCGAACTAGCTGTACACTTTTGCGTTTAACACGCTTGACTGTTAAATTCATTAAGTTAACGCACGGTCCAAGCAACAATCGAGTATCCTTGCTGTTAAAGGTCTTAATAGCATACTGGAATGGATGTATCTGTTCTCTGCAGAATATGTTAATTGGAAATTGGCGGTTACTCTCCCACCACCATGCTTCTCCAATAATTAAAAACTGAGACTTTTCTTCAGGTGTGCGAATAGCGTTTAAATCATAAAAGCTAGTTACAAACTGATCTTGGTTTATAATGATGCCCACGTATTCGTTTTCACCGTAGTTTAACACGCTGATAAAAGGTAAGTTTTGTTCTATATTGTCTCTTAGTTTTGCCATAAATAGTATATAAAGGTCCGTCCAAATGCAAAAAATTTCAAGTTATTTATATTCTAATAGGGTCATACTATTAGCCAATTTGGCAGGATTTACCGTGGAGTATACCAACGTGTATCAGAGAACAATAAAAATTTATAATGGCATCGATAACACCATTGAGTTCGATATAAAGAACGCCGATCAAAAACGCATCGATTTAGCCACGCTGACTCAGCTAGAATTAAATGTTATGGATGCTCAGGGCAATGCTTTGGAAAACAGTCCGTACACTGTTACTCCAACCGCACTTAAAGGTATTGCCACAGTTACTATACCGCAAGAAGACTTAACTGAATTGTCCAGTCAGTATTTGAAATACAGTGTTACTGCGGTGAGCAGTCTTGGCAAAGACATATTGTTATATGCTGATACAAGATTTGGAGCAGTGGGTACTATAGAACTGGTTGGGGATGCAATGCCAACTTTCCGAGATGAAAGAGTATATGAACACTTTACTCAAGAAATAGATCTTGACGGCAATGTTACCAATCATACGCCTGCTATTGCCAGTAAATTTTATGAAGCTGAGCCAGTTCAAACACTTGACTTTGGAATTGAAGTTACTGATTTCATAGGAACCATTTATTTAGAAGGAACTGAAAACAGTACTATTTCTGTAAATTCTTATTTAGATGCGCCGCAAATTCGAACAATAACTACTACCGTTGCAACCACTACAACTATCACTTTTAATGATGTTGAAATTGGTAATTATAATTATTTTAGAGTAACTTGGAAAAACGGAAATTATAAATTGGCGCTCGGAACAGTTGACAAAATAGTAGTAAGTTAAGTATAATGTGCTATGAGCCTCATAGCCGACACACTACTACAACATTTACCCGGTAAGCGAAAACAAACTCCAAGCGGTTGGATAAGTTTTAATGCCCCATGTTGTGACGATAAACGGCAACGCGGCGGCTTTATTGTTAATGGTGGCGATGCAATAAGCTATCATTGTTTCAATTGTCAATTTAAGGCAAGCTGGCAACCCGGTAGAACAATAAGTCAAAAAATGAACAAGCTAATGCGTTTGCTCAATATGGGCGACGATACTATTAGCCAACTTAGATTAGAAGCACTACGCCTTAATGATAACTCAAACACGGTAATACACAGTGTTGTTCCTAAGTTTGAAGCTAGAGCATTACCTATTGATGCGCTCAGCATGGTTGAATGGGCTGAAAATATTGCTCAATCAGATTTTTCAGTTCCTGAGAATTTAAAAAAATGTATTCAGTACTTGATAGATAGAAATATAGATCCTAAAAGTTATCCCTTTTATTGGAGCATTAAAATTGGTTTTAGTAATCGAATTATTATTCCATTCATGTACAAGGGTGAAGTTGTAGGATGGACTGCCCGTGCTATCAATGACTCTAAACCTAAATACCTAAGTGAACAACAACCCGGCTATGTGTTTAATTTAGATCATCAGCTAGATGATAGAGAATTCGTAATTGTGTGTGAAGGTCCCTTTGACGCGATAAGTATTGATGCTTGTGCGTTACTAGGTGCGGAGATCAAAGACAGTCAAAACTGGCTGCTCAAACAGTTGGGTAAAGAAATTGTTCTAGTTCCTGATAGGGATCACGAAGGTCCTAGAACAGTAGAACAAGCATTGGAATTTGGGTGGAGTGTTAGTATGCCCAACTGGCCCGATGGCATTAAAGATGTAAACGATGCTGTTGTTAGATTAGGTAGATTGGCCACGCTATACTTAATTATACAAGCAAAAGAATCAAACAGTCTCAAAATACAATTGAGAGCAAAGAAATGGTTTAAGGAGATAGAATGAATAAAATAATTGCTTTTTTACTCAGTCCTTGGTACAAGTATCAAGAACGCAAGCGTTTTAAAAAACGTCTTGAAGAATTACGCAAACGCGATCCATTTATTTACAAATGATTGCCTGGGGAATAAACGCACTCAATCACGGCAGTAGCCTGGCTGTGTTTAAAGAAGGCGAACTGCAATCACTGGCTACTTGTAAAGATGATGAATTAAACTCATCTCTTATTACTCAAGCATTACATATTGGTGCTCCGGATCGTATCTTTTGGTATGAGCAGCCTTGGGTCAAAAAAGCAAGACAAGTGTATGCTGGACAATACAAAACAGCCATGGACATGTCAGTGTTGCCTAAACAATATCTAAACAAAATAAGAGTACACTATGCACCCGTCACGTATACGCCGCATCATGCAAGTCATGCGGCCGCTGGTTATTATACTAGTCCTTTTAATCATTGTGCTATTGTAGTGTTGGATGCAATAGGTGAGTTTGAATGTGCCACCATCTGGCAAGGCTTGCATGGGGAAATGAAAAAAGTATGGAGTAGAAGTTATCCACATAGTTTGGGTTTATTCTATTCCGCATTTACCAAGTTAATTGGCCTTACACCAATTCGAGACGAACACTTGTTACAAAAGATGGCGGAGCAGGGTGACAAACGGCGGTACTTTAAAGAAGTTAATAATTACGTCAGCAATACCGTTAATCTAAAATACAACCTACATAGAGGTGTACTAAACTGGCCCTACCCTATTGACACACTGCAAGATCAATGCGACATTGCGGCCGCAGTACAGTATGCATTTGAAGATCAAATACGTATGGTTATGCTGGAAGCTAAGAAATTAATCAATACCGATTGTCTAGTTTATATGGGCGGATGTGCCATGAATTCGGATGCCAATAAACGGTTTGTAGAACCTGCATTCAAGTATAGGTGGAGTTTACCTAACCCCGGAGATCCCAGTAGTGCAATAGGTGCGGTGGCATATCATATCAAACAACGCATACGAAAAACGGACTGGGCTCCAGTCAAACACATTGCAATTAATATTTAAAGAGCGTATAATAAAGTATGAATGAATACAACAAAGACAAAGACAAAGCAAGACAAAACGTAGACTACGGCTACGAAATACAAAAAGTTTATTTGGAAATGATGTTGGCAGATGCTGGTACATTTGTACGATGCCAAAGCATTTTTGACAGTAGATTATTTGACCGTAAACTGCAAGAACCAGCGGAGTTCTTAACCAAGTATGTGAGCGAAAACAATGTGTTGCCCACCACCGACATACTGAATGCCGCAACTGGATCAAATTTAAAAGCCGCCACTGACCTACGTGAGGAACACTTTGAATGGTTGATGAATGATTTTGAAACATTTACCCGCCACAAAGGACTTGAACGTGCTATTTTGGAATCAGCTGACTTGTTGGAAAAAGGCGAATATGGTCCAGTAGAAGAAAAGATCAAACAAGCAGTACAGATTGGATTGCAACGTGACATGGGTACTGATTATTTTGAAGATCCCCGAGCACGTTTGATGCGTATCAAGGACAAGAATGGACAGATCAGCACTGGTTGGAAAAGCGTTGATGACAAACTGTACGGCGGCTTCAATCGTGGCGAGCTTAATATTTGGGCTGGAGGTTCGGGTGCTGGCAAGAGTTTGTTCCTGGCAAACCTTGGAGTAAACTACGCACTAGCAGGATTTAATGTAATCTACTTAACATTGGAGCTCAGTGAAGAATTGGTTAGTTTGCGTGTGGATGCTATGATAACTGGATTCCCAACCAGAGAGATTTTCAAGAACATTGATGACGTTGAAATGAAAGTCAAAATGATTGGCAAGAAGAGTGGACAGTTCCAAGTCAAGTACATGCCCTCGGGTAAAACAGCCAATGACATCCGTGCGTATTTGAAAGAGTATGAAATCAAAATGGGTCGTAAGGTTGATGTGTTGCTGGTGGACTACATGGACTTGTTGATGCCGTTGAGCAAGAAGATTAGTGCTGAAAATTTGTTTGTGAAAGACAAGTATGTGAGTGAAGAATTGAGAAATTTAGCGGTAGAAAAGAACTGTGTGTTTGTGACAGCGGCACAGTTGAATCGCGGTGCTGTGGAAGAAATTGAATTTGATCACAGTCATATTTCAGGCGGATTAAGCAAGATTCAAACAGCAGACAACGTGTTTGGTATCTTTACCAGCAGAGCCATGCGGGAGCGTGGACGTTATCAAATACAGCTGATGAAAACACGCTCCAGCAGTGGTGTTGGGCAAAAGATTGATTTGGAGTTCAACATTGATACACTGCGCATCACAGATTGCGAACAAGAAGACAGTTCTGGTTCGGGACAGGCTAGTGCTGGCAGTCATTTGCTCAACAGTATTAAACAACGGCAAACTGCACAAGGCACTGAAGATAGCGGCGGCACAACGGATTGGCAACGTGGCAGTCCCAAAGAAGGATTTGATTTGGCCAAGCCAAAGATCAAAGCAGAAGTTGCCAGTAGCAAACTTAGAGAACTGTTGAATAATTTACCCACTGATGATCTATGAAAGAAGTGCTGTTGTTCCCCACGGTGATACATGAATATGATCTAAGTGATCATCCTGATTTACCTGTGCTGGCCACGTTGGCTGAACAGGCCAACTTTGAACGTATTCGATTGATACCTGGAAGTACTTATCAAGAACGCCAAGCCGGCGGCATACTGGATCATCCGCAATTGAAAAATCTTAGATTTTTTTTAGAAAAAGCAGTGAGCAAGTGGGCTGAAGTTGTGGGATGTAGGCCCATATACATCAATCACAGTTGGCTCAATCGTTACGGTCCAGGTGATCGTGTTGAACGACATCGTCATGAAATGAGCATTGTCAGTGCAAGCCTGTTTGTGTATGCTGATCCCGGCAGTTGTGCCTTGACTTTTCACAGTCCTCTTGAGCAGTTGCGTATGTTTGAACGTAGCAATGGCACAACTGACTATAATGAAAACTATCACAGTTTTGAGCCCCACACGGGTCGGCTGATCATATTCCCCAGTTGGTTACCACACGACACATTGCCTAACTCAACAGATTTGAGAATTACCTTGAGTTTCAACACCACTTACCGAGCGTAATCTACTTGTAATAGTGTTTTGCCTGGTAATTAATAAATACGCATATAAAGATACACTTAGGAATCCAATCATGGAATTGCATCACATTAGAGACATCACTGATCCGTTGGCCAGAGTAATCCTAGACGATCCAGTTCGTCCGCATATTCCACTTGAGCAACGCATCAACGAAGCCGCTGAGATCTTGTTGCTGAAGGCAGGTGAAGAGATACTTGCGGCCACTTGCTTACAATGGCTAACGGAAATTCCCAAGAACGAAGAAGATTTGAAGTCAGTCAGCAACAGCAAGAACGTGGCAGTGTTCTATACCATTTGGAGTTACAAGCCAGGAGCAGGCGCGGCCCTAATCAAACAGGCAGCTGATTGGATATTGAAGGAACACAGTGAAGTCACTGACATTGTTACCTTGAGTCCACAAACTGAAATGGCTCGCAAATTCCACACCAGAAACGGCGCACTCGTACACCAGACCAACGAAACGTCAGTTAACTACCGATACTACCACAAGAAATAAACTAGCACTTAATGCACTTGGACACCAGTTGTAAATACTGATATGTCACATGGTCCAACTTGGGATTTTGTCCCGTCCAAACACAATTTTATCTACACAGCAGAGGTTGTTTGGCCAAAAATAATCAACACAGACCAAATAGATTGGATCAACAATTTTACCTGCGTGGAAGATTGGCTAGTGGACTACATAGGGTCCAAATATCAACGTTGGGCGTGGAACATGGCCACAGACTGCTATAACTTGTCTGTGGCATTCAAGTACGACAAGCATCGTACTTTGTTTCTTATTCACTACAGTTAGGGTGTGGGCTCGTTTGCAAACAGGTCCAAATCTTCGGCAATAGCAATGATACTGCCAGCCAATGTGGCATCTTCTTGACGCTCAGCAAGTCTTGCTGTTAAGCGTGTGACATACTCTGCACGGCGCTCAGCAGGAGTCACTGCCATTCTTTGAACATATGTTAGTATAGTGATTGCTAGAGTTTCTGATAGGGCTGTGTGCTTGGGTAGTGCTTGAAGCAGGCCTGGAAACTCAGCTGAACGGTTTGCCAATCTTAAATTTTTAGTTAATGAGACATTCGCGACCATCTAGGATCTCCTTGTTATGATGTATTTATGCAATCCAAACCAAAAGGATCACCCTGTATTTAGCACCCGCGGAGCGCGGCCAAAATTTTTACAGCAACGCGAAGCGCAGATTTTTTACAGCTACGAAGTAGCGTAGCGTTAAAACGCGAACAAGCGTTACGGCTAGCAGTGCCCCTATTGGCCTTTGAGTAGCTCTATGATAATCTCTACTGCTACTGGGTCTAGTTCAATGGGCGTATACATACAAGTACTTATAAATACTCACATGAAACTGACAATAATCATGATGTTGACCTTAGTGTGCATCACTGCGTCAGCTGAACCGCGCCGTTTGAACAAGCCAGTGACATGTGATGATAGGGATCGTGTGTTCACTGTGATACGGGATGAATTCAAAGAAACGCCACAATGGTGGGGAGCAAGTCCTGAACAAGGCACGCAATTGGTGTTGACTGTGAACCCAGTCACTGGCGCATGGACCATGATTGAATTTACCTCAACCACAGCATGTGTGTTGGCAGTGGGTGAAAAATCCAGTAGTGCATGGGGCACACCCATATGAGACTGAAAGAAATCACAGAACCCGCACCAGAAAAAGGCCCGGCAAATGCTTTATTGATTCGAACCTTACTTAACTATATAAGCAAGGGTAATTGGGCTGGTGCTGTCACAGCTGGTGCTATAACTGCGGCTCCACAGTTAAAACCCTACCTAACTACAGATCAATGGCGTGTGCTTAACTATGCTGTAAACACCTATGGAGCGGCAAACTTTTGGAATGGGCTTAGTGCGTTTGCT